TAACCGGACCTGGTCGTCTGGGTTGCCGATACAATAGGTACATCGAATTCCACAGCGAGTCCCCGTATTTCTTCTGCAATTGCTTTAATGTAGTTATAACTGTTGATTGCACCACCCATTCCTTTCATACGTGAACTTGAACAAATATTCAGGTAATCAATAAAGATAATGTCTGGAATAAATTGCTTCTTCAACTTCAATTCATTGAGTAACCCACGGAAATGACCAGAGTGTGCTTGACCAGTAGGATACTCCTTAATGATTAGAGATCCAGTCGTCTTACGAGAAATATCGGCAACCTTAGCCGTAAACATATCCTTTGATAGTTTATCCAACTGGTCGATTGGTACATTCAACAAGTTCGCATCGATTCTTTCAGCGATGCGTTCCTCTGCCATCTCCATAGTTATGTATAAAACATTGGATCCCTGAGTTAAAGAAGAGGCAGCCATGTGGCACATAAAGAGAGACTTACCAACACCAGTTCCGGCCAGGGCAATGTTGAGGGTTTTGTTTGGAAGTCCTCCTTTGGTAATCTTATTGAAGTATTCCAAGTCAAACGGTAAGCGAGATTCTTCTGTATGGTAAAATTCATAGCGTTCTTGGGCATTTTCGACATAATCGTGTCCTACGTTTGTATCAAAAGCTACACCTAAAGCTTTACTTAAAAGATCTGGTAATGCACCCTTTGTTAGAGACTCATGCTTTCCATCGATGATCGATATAGACTCCATGATCGCGTTGTGGATAGCTCGATCTTGACACCACTTTTCAGTCGTGTTGACCAACCACTCATCATCCACTTTCTCATTAGCAAAGAGGTGAGGTAGAATCTCAGACGACATACGATACTGCTCATCCGTCAGACGGTCGGCCTTATCGATTTCGATTTGAAATGATTCATAAGTAGGAAGCTTGTTGTACTTTGCAACGAACTTGCCGGCTTCCTTAAACAGGATTCTATACACACCCTCGAAGTAATCAGGCTTGATAAAAGGCAAGACTTTACGCATGAACTTCTCATCCGTAAGGAGGTTTCTTAATATAGTTTGTTCAAGATTCGCTTGCATCAACATCCTTTAGTTCTACTGTACCGTCTTCGACTCCATCGATGACGACTGCTTCAAGTATCCTAGCACAGTGTTGCTGAAGGTCTTCATTCTCTGCGTTTAGGTCCGGGTCTGGAGAAGAAACGACTTCGAAGTTGAAGGTAAGATTGTCCTTCACTTTATTGAAACCTACGGATCCAAATACGATCACGGTTTCGATAAACATTCCAGACGTAATCCTTACTCCCCACATCTCGCTGTTAGTTTCCAGTGGGATCAACTCGTAGTCTTTATTCTCCTTGAGAAGTTCCATCGTCGATGGCCTCCATTACGATTGAGTATCTTTTAGCGATGTGGTCTTTGAAGTCAGTGTTTTCAAAGACCGGTTTCCAAAACTCTTCGGTAAGAGTCTCCTTCTCACGGACCTTAGGCTCACCGATCTCACCGGTGGATGTGTTTACTGGAGCATACCAGCCGTTACTTGGCTTCGCGACATAGCCTCCATCAAGAGCAACATCAAGAAGACCAGACCAGCGCTGTACACCACCCTCCCAACTAACAGAGATAGGAATCTTTGACTTTTCTTTAACAAAGCGTGATTTCTCCACGTTGATTACGAAGTGGTAACCCTTAATCTCGGTACCCTGCTTGTCTTGCTGGCGGCCGATGATCCAGATGTTGTCTGCCGAGTAGTATACACCCGTTCCACCAGAGACAACATCCTTTGGAAAGAGACCCTGCTCCTTATAAGTGTGATTGACAGCAACGCAGGGGATGTCCTTCATCGTCAGGTACGGCGTCGTCATACGGAACAGAGACTTGAGCTGCTTTGCACGAGACATATCAGCCACTGACTTCTCATTCATGGCATCCTCCAACTCCTTCTTGGATGCGATGTTGCCGATTGAATCGATGATGATTATCACCTTGTCCTTCTTATCGATGTTCTCCAACTGGCTGATGAGATCAAACTTCAGCTCCTCGATGTTCATGACTGGAGTGTGAAGGACTCGAGAAGTATCGATGTCGTAAGCTTTGAAGTAAGACTGAGGTGAACCAAACTCAGAATCATAGAATAAAAGGACGGCATCCTTGTATTGCTGAAGGTATGCGGATGCCATCAATAAAGCGAATGAAGTTTTAAAGTGTTTAGACGGACCGGCCAACACGGTAAGACCTGGAGTCAAACCTCCGTCGACACGACCGGATAGAGCAACGTTGATCATTGGAATCTTAGTGGGAATCATATCTTTCTCGGTAAAGAACTTTGATTCAGAAAGTATCGAAGACTCCTTGACTCTAGAGTTACTCTTCAGTTTATCCATTATACTCATACGTAGGTCCTTTGAATTTTTACAGTGTGTTCCGGTGTAATCTCACCTCGCTCGATTCTGGCATCAAGTACCTCCTTGGACCACACCTTATAATGTCGACCATTTGGTTTCTGTATCCAGTATACTTGATTCGAGCTGATTTGTTGGTTTCTTCTTGGCATAGATTTCTCCTATAGAGCCTATATTATACCATAAACTCATCCAACTGTAAACTGTTTTTTTCGTATTCGATCGACCTGTTCTTATTATCCTGCATCGCGAAGTTTGATGTGATTGTATCCAGTTTACCGTCAAGATGATCCTTGATGGCTTCGGCCATATCCATCGCAGTAGTAACTGGAACGTTTTGACAGATATGGTTTAAGTTTGATAGACCACCCACCAAGTTGAAGTCGGTAGGCATCTTCATGATAGTGAGACACTCGCGGATGGTAAGGAACCTGTCTTCATCCGGGTGCGTGAGCGCGGACGGCAGGTGACCCACGAATGCTCCAATCTGAGTCTTAGGAATGGTGACCAACTTACGCATGATGTTCATTCCCTTATTCAACTTTTCGTACATGATCTTACAGCGTTCAGCCTGCTTAGGGAAGTCGTTTGACTCCATCCACTTGGATACCTCCATGTAGCTGACGCCGTTCTTTTCAATGTAGTCCATTGGGTTCATAGTCTTGTCGATATGCTCTTGGAACTGCTTATGCGTCATTCCACCACACATCTCTTCAAGGACGAACTTGTAGTACGGATTCTCAGATGGGATACGAGTATTTGTAAGGACATTCATTGGATCACTTGGATCACGTTTCACGGAACGTATCGTTTCCTCAATTGTTTCGTGTTCCCTTTTTATATATGGGAATACTGGGATACGATCTCCCTTCCAGAAGAAATAAAATGCCCTATCCCTTACTTGTGAGAGTCCGTGGAGGATTGACTTCGTTTTGAAGATCGAGAGTGTATAACCGTTTTGTTTGGCAACTTCTCTGAGTTTCTCCACCACCGGGCTTCCCATCTTGGAAGCAAGTCTTGGCGCGTTCTCTCCCCAAAAAACTTGTGGTTGAATCTGCTCCAAGACGAGCTTGGAGGTATTAAGCATCCAATCATTAGCTGAGTTATCGCTAGCGGAAGAAGGGCTAAGGCTACTGAGGCCAGCACAAGGGCATACAGTATTGACAACGTCAACACGAGGAACATTAAGCTCAGCCACGCCGTCGCCATCGACCAGTTTATAAGGTACTGTTTTATAGTAGTGAAGTAAGTGCTTGTCATTGTTAGTAAAAGCCTCGTAGCTTAGGATGTATTCGGGTTCCTTTCCAAAAACGTTTGCCATAGCAATAGTCTCACCACCAATCAGTGGTACGATACTCGCGTAGTTCATAGTTCGCTGGTTTTCCATCCTTTATCTGTGATCACATTGACTGCTCGAGCTCGTGGAAACGATGACTTAGAAATGATATCATTAATCACGATTCGACAACCCTGAGACACACCAAGGATAAGCTGATCATAAGGGATCATGAACTCATCGAGTAGATTCTCGGTCATTGCTCGAGCAGACTCCTTCCTCGCTGACACCAAGATGATGGTATCACCACGAGAGTCCAGCTCATCGAGAGTTTCAAGAACACCGGGACACAGCTGGACGTCGTTCTTTAGATTAGAGTATCTATGCGCATGCATGAAGATAGTTCCGTCTAAATCTATAAAGTATGTATTATTTTTTGACGTGTAGTACTCAGATATCATTCCCTTGAAGTAAGCCAAGTCTTCAGGTGTACCAGTCGACCAGTAGGTACCCTCACCGATGGAGACAGCACCGATCTTCTTTCCATCTTCGATCAAGTAGTTGTACGTCTCGGATACGTATGACTCTTTGGAGGTAAAGTTTCTCAACGAAGTCTTTGCCGACTGAACGAAGTCTGAAGATTTCTTCCAGTAATGCACACCGACCAAAGCATCGCTTGATATAGGATTCTTTTCGACCATACGGACGACTTTCCTGTTAGCAAACTCAACGAAGGAGTTCTTTGGATCGGTCGACTCGTAGGTAAGAACTGAACCGTCGTACTTTCTAGACTCCTTAAGGAAAGCTTCTGAGTCCCAGTCCAAGTATTGGTCGCAGTTGGTAATGATCAACTCATCGTCGTATTCATCATCGCAACCAAGTAAAGCGGTCTCTGCCGCACCGGATGTCATGTGATCGATGACCTTGATCTCGTACGTGCTCGTGACGTCATGGATCTCTTTCTCTAGATCCTCGAGGTAGGAACCACCTAAGTCTCTACATACGAATACGTAGTGTCCTTCGATGTTGAGTGACTCAACTGCGTACCTGATAAGAGTCTTACCATTGACGGTGATCAACGGCTTGTGTGTTGTGTATCCTTTATTAGTAAATCTGGACCCCAGCCCAGCCATAGGAATAATTACTTTCATGCGTATAAGTCTCTATATTGAAATGCGTAGTCAGTACATAT